TTGGTTAATACGAAGAAACGTTGTATCTTGGCAGCCAATCTCACCTATACGGGTTGTGCCGTTGTAAAACTGAATGTGATCGCTGATGTTGTTATCAGCTTTGTAAACTCTGATTTCCGCATCATTTTGCGTTCCAGTACCAACATCAAGCCGTGCATTTACTTGCAACTCGCCTGTCATAGTGCCGCCAGCCTTTGGCAAGGCCGCGTTTGCAGTATTAGTTGTTGTGGTTAAAACAGCGTTTCTAGCGGCTATATCTACGCCATCTACGGTGCCAGAAAGTGTTAAATTCCCATCTTTATTAAGGCGCATTTTTTCAGTGCCGCCAGCCGTGCCGCCAGTATTGGAGGTATTGCCAAACAGCCATCTGTAATACCCAGAAGAGGCATTAGTCATGCCAAATGACAGACTGTTTTCTGCGTTGATTGCTACGTTAGCAGTAAGAGCAATGTCAGAAGTTGTGCCAACGGAGTTAGATCCAATTTGAAGCGTTTGTATAGTATCACCAGTGACATTTACAAAGCGGCTATCTGCTTCTGTCTCAGTGTAATAGCGCCCATCAAAACCTGTATAGCTGCTATCAATAGCTATATCATTAGCATTAACAGTAATGCCACTACCGCCGCCTACAGTAAGTGTCCTGTTAGCAGTTAAGTTTCCACCACCAGTAAGACCATTACCTGCAGTAATAGTACGTGACTTAGGTACTTTATCATTTAGCGCTGTCTGTAACCCATCTACATTGCTAATTACGTGTGCGTGTGAATCGTCCTGTACGGTAGTAGTAATGTTGATATTAGAAGTACCATCAAAGGATGCACTACCTGTTACATCCCCTGATACCTGAATAGTACGTGCATTTTCTAGTGCTGTTGCAGTAGCCGCATTACCTGTCGTATCTTGGTTACCTGCAGTATTAACACCAGCCAAATCTATATTAGCAGTACCGTCAAAAGAAACACCACCAATAGTACGTGCACTCTCAAGGGCAGAGGCTGTAGCTGCGTTACCTGCAACGTTTCCTGTAATATTTCCTGTTACGTTACCTTCTAAGTTTGCAGCAATAGTACCCGTAACGTAACTTGAGTGCCCTGTGTCAATTGTACCAGCAGGTACAGGGTCATATTCGTCAACTAAGCGCCACTTAGACTCACTTGCGTCATAGAATAACCCCATATGTGTGTAGCCTACGCCACTCGTACCTGTGTTTCTATTAGAGAAAAAGCCGGTATCTACATTAATAGGTGAAGCTGTACCTGTCCAAACATCATTCAGTGTGTGGCCCGTAGTAGCACCAAACTTTACAGATATGTTATCCGCACTATGGATCATCTGCTCGCTACCAGTGATAGCGTTACCTGTAGAGATAGTAGTAGAAAAGTTATCAGTACTTACTGCAAAAGTGTCGGGTGTTCCTACACCATCAATTTTTACATAGTAATTAGTAGATGCTGTTCCTGTAAAGTGTCCTGCAAAGAAAGCGTCATCTAATCCAGAGCCTGTAAAGGTTGTGTTGGCATCACCAATCGCATCACCTTCATTAGCACGATAGAAAGGCGCACCAGCAGTAACATCAGATGTAGAGGTTGTATTTGTAGAACCTGTAACGTTCAAATCACCATCAATGGTTAAGCTACCACCAATGTGTTGATCCATTTGAACGCGGAAAGATTTAATAGAGTGGTTCTGCTGAGCTAGAAATACTACACCATTTGTAGCATCTGATCTAACAACAAAACCAAGACACATAGGAAAGTTAGGATAAACAGGAGCAGCAGTCTGTGTAGACCCATCTGTAATGCCAGTAAAGAATTGACCTATGCTTAAGTGGCTAGTATCAATACCCTCTAATCTACCTGCAGTGATTATGTAGCCATAAGAGTTGTTTGCTATATCAGCAGCGACCATACCCTCTGATTTATACTTTGTACTACTCGTAGCATTAGCTGCAGCTACAGTAGGTACATGCGTTCCGTTTGATGTTTTAGTACCTGCAAAATGCACAGGTGTACCTTTAGATAAAGTAGAACCTGTCTCATTATACACTCTGGCGTGTTCTTCAATACCTAACTCATGTACAACTCCCGCATCATCAGAGTAGTAGTTAATCGTCTTATGTATACTGTCATACCATAAACGACCTTCACCGTGAGCAGGGTGTGACGCTTGTGCCGAAAGATCTATCCAGTCTGCTACGTCTAGTTGCCCGCCTACAGATACATTTCCAGTAGCGTCTATAGTAGTAAAGTTAGAAGCAGCAGCTTGAGCAGCACCAATAACAGTGCCATCAATAGTACCACCATTAATATCAACATCACCATTGGCATCTAAGTGTAGCAGCTTATCTGCAGGTAAAGTCATAAATATGTCTTTAGCACCAGCAGAAAAGTTTACTGCAGATGTACCATTAGATCCTGATAGTACAGTTGTACGTGAAAGTGTGTTACCAGTATTCCACGTAGCTAGGCCTACTTCCCACTCATCTATACCAGAAGATGCATGTACAACAGCGTAAAAAGTCGTATCCCCATTAGAGAGGTACGACTGAAAGGTATCAAAAGTAGCAGCAGCACCAGCCAGACTTAAATTACCTGTGCCTGTAGTTACTGTACTTTCTTTTACACGATCTTTTAGTATAAACGCCATTTAATAGACCCTATTAATATTAAGTAATACGAATTACTGCATTTGAAGCGTCTGCTGTAGGAAATACAACAGTAAAGTTACCTGCAGTAGATGTTACTGTAGTACCAAAATCAAATGTAGCTATAGCCTTATTTGCTTGTGATGCATTATATATGATAGCGCCATCTGCAGAGATTGTCAAAGTAGTAAATACTTCATCTGCAAAGTCTACAAATACTGTATTACCTGATAAGGTAATTGTAGCGGAGTCAAGCTCTTGACCACCTGCTGAGTAGTTAGTACCTACAGCCTCATCTGTATTACCTGTAACGTCAGAGTAGTTTGTTGTACCTGCTCCGTATGTACCTGAAGGTGATGCTTTAATTAGAGCTACTCTTAAAGTGTCTGTATCTAAATCGTGAACACCGTTAAGTAGCTCTTGCTTGAACGTGTTACACATTGCTGTAGTAATAGCCATTAAAGGTATCCTTTATAAACAAAGCACAAAGGGGCCAGCATATAGCCAGCCCCTGAGTATAACATTAATTAAGCAGCGTTGTATGCTGCAGTGACCAATGCTTGTGGGCGAAGAATCTTGCGACCGTAAAGGTGCATACCGCGCACGATGTCAGCGAATGAATCGGGATCACGATAGTTTTCCACGTTGTTGATCTGCTCTGCAGAAGCAACAGCATCATCCTGACCACCCAAGATAACACCAAAGTTGGCGTCTTGAGCCAAAGCACCAGAAGTGCCAGCGCCAGTACCCTTAGCAGGTAATGCGTTTGAAACATATACACGGAAGCCGTGCAAGTTGTTCAACACAAGACCATTTTGCAAGCCAGCACCACCGTAATCGGCGTTCAACATGCGACTATCTTCGTCTTTGAGCATCTCTACGAACACCGGGTCAACAACCAGCCATCTCCCTCGTGACTCAACGTTAGCTGTGTCCATCTGACGAGCCATACGCGCAATAACTGTCAAAGGTGAGACAGTTGCGGTTGACAGGGCAGTTGCACCAGGCAAACGTGGGGCCAATGGAATTGAGTCACCAGTTGCGTAGGCTGTTGAAGCTGAGTCAGCAGATCCTAATGCACCAAAGTCAGTAGCGTCCAAGTGATTCACTTTCAAGAATTCACCATCAAGCTCACCGGCTGTTGGATGCTGTGCATCACCAGATGTAGCTGTAATAAGTGCACCTGCAGAGGTGAAACCAGACATGTATGACAGTACGTCTGTATCCATTGAGTCAGCCATTTTATAAGCTGCACGATCAGATGCTAAACGAACAAAGTCTACATTGGCGAATTGCTCTTCAATGTCATCCATCTTGAAGGCAAAGTAGTTTGCTTTGTCGATGGTCAATGAAAAGTCAGAATCATCAAGCTTCTCAACAGAGATACTTGTATGACGTTGCAGAGCGTTGACGGTTACGTCTGGCTCTTTTTGGATGCGAACAGTGTCGCCTTGGTTTGCAATCTCACCAAAATATGAGTTGTTGGTAATTGCGTTAGTGACAGCAGAGCGCCG